CGAGATACACAGCGGGCATATATGCAAAGCAAACATTACGTATGTGAACGTTGCGGAAAACCAGCCGTCATAGTGCATCACAAAACCTACATTACACCGGCAAATATCAACGACCAAAACATTACGCTAAACTGGGACAACCTAGAAGCATTGTGCGCAACGTGCCACCAGCACGAACACTTTCAAGACAGGAACGTAACAGCAGACGGGCTAATGTTTGATGATAAAGGCAACCTAGTAAAGCTATAGCAAGTAATTGTTATAGCCGTGCGCTATAGGTGCTGGCAGAAGTGCGCTATATACAAACCGAACTTTAAAAGGTTGTGGCTTATGATAAGGGGCTACAGTCTTGCGGGATACGTTCACCCGTTCGATCAGCTCATAGGTGAGTATATAGAAGCTAACGCCTACAAAGTACAAGTAGGAAAAGGCAACCTGTACAGGCATGGAAGCTTTAAGACAGAGCTAGTAACTTATTCTCTTGTTCACGCTAGCAAAGTTAGGGCATTTATAACGCACAGCTATGGCAATTACAGCCCCCCCGAAGGCAAGACGACAGCGGGCGACGAGTGACCACAACGCCCACCTTCGAAAACCCCTATAAGGGTTTTTACATGACGGGAGGGTAAACATGTAAACATGTTAGCAAGTTATGAAGGGGTGATAGTATGGAAAAAGTAAAAGATACAGAAACGACCGCCCAGAAGGCAAGCCGTACCGAACTAACACGCCTTAAAAAGCTTGTTAAGTTAGTACCAGACAATAAAAAGGGCGTCGCAAACAGTCTTATTAAAGAATTATCTTTCATGGCTGGCACGCTGGAAGAGCTTAAAGAAAACATTACAGAGCACGGGGCTGTAGACTACTTTAAAAACGGCAAACAGGAAATGTGGCGGGAAAGTCCAGCCCTTAAAAGCTACAACACGACTATACAGCGTTACAGCCTGTTATATAAGCAACTGTGCGACCTGTTACCGAAAGAAGAAGCCGTAAAGGCAAAGCAAGACGGCGGGTTAATGGACTTCTTAGGGGTGTAGCCTATGAACTACATTAAAGAGTATTTTAACAAGCTGGAAACGGGCGAAATTATAACAAGTAAACGTGTATACAACGTATACAAGAAACTTGTTTACAACATTGACAACCCAGACGCTTTTATATTTGACGAAAAGAAAGCGGACAGGCCTATAGAGTTTATAGAGCGTTTTTGTAAGCACAGTAAAGGCGAATGGGCGGGAAAGCCTATTAAGCTTGAGTTATTCCAGAAGGCTTACATTAACGCCCTTTTTGGTTTTGTTGACAAGGAAACAGGGCTAAGGAAATACAGGGAAAGCCTGTTTTATGTAGCCCGTAAAAACGGAAAGTCTACCATGCTTGCGGGCATTGCGCTTTACATGATGATAGCAGACGGCGAAGCGGGGGCGGACTGTTACAGCACGGCACGAAAAAAGACCAAGCTAAAATAGTATTTGACGAAGTAACGCACATGGTACAGCAAAGCCCAGAGCTTAGAAAGTACATTAAGAAGCGTAAAAGCGATCTGTATTTTCCGCTTACCATGAGCAAGCTACAGCCTTTAGGGAAAAACAGTGACACGCTGGACGGACTAAACGCACAGCTTGTTATTATGGACGAATTGCACGGGGTAAAAGACCGCAATTTATACGAAGTTATGAAGCAGTCGCAAAGCGCAAGACGGCAACCGCTTTTAATTATGATAACGACGGCGGGAACGGTTAGAGAATGTATTTTCGATGATATGTACGACTATGCAAGCAAAGTAGCAGACGGAAGCATAACAGACGAAACGTTTTTACCGATCATGTACGAGCTTGACGACCGCAACGAATGGGAAAACCCGACCGCATGGAGAAAAGCAAACCCAGCTTTAGGAAGTATAAAGAAGCTGGAAGACCTTATAACGAAGGTAGAGCGTGCAAAACAGAACCCGAAAGACCTTACAGGCGTATTGTGCAAGGACTTTAACATAAGGGAAAACAGCGCAACGGCATGGC